AGGAACATTCAATGCGTACCTACCTGGACCGGTCGATTCTTGTAACTGTTTTTGAATTCTTAATTTATCGTCATGAAACCGTGTAAACATACTATAAACATAGATTATTTCTTTATGAAAATGGCCTATATCTCTGGTTCTTCTCAATCACTAAATTACTTGGCATTTCTAATGGAACACGCCCTTCAGGATGAATTGATGCATGTTGCAAGTAAGTACTCTTTGGGTATATTTGTTCTTGTGGCTCTTCAAGATTTGTCATTCCAATACCAAATAATTGAGATTCAACTTGTACATGCTTTCGTGTGAATTTATTTCTTGGTATCTGTGCTGGGTTCATACCAAAGTCAGGTAGATAGGTAGTCGCTGCAACTCCGTGATCTGGAAGTAATGAATAATCTTCTACCAGACGATTTGATGCCTTTTCTATTCTATAATTCTTTTCACTATTTTTATTGCGTGTTGATGCCATAATATACATTCACAAGATTATAATTTATACCGAATTATTCGCCAACGTTTTCATTAATTCATCCATCGCATCGGAACACTCGTCATGGTCAATATGTAAATAGTGATCACGTAAACATTTGTAAAACAAATGAAAATGTGTGTACGACAACAGATATACAATTGATGTATCTATTTCACACGTATAATAGGTTGAGCATAATGCGTATAATTTGTCAAAATGGACTATATTCATCGTAGTTTGTTGTATTAATTCCATTTTTTTGGAAATTGTTTCTGGACTGTACTCAGAAACTCGAAAGAATGCTAAAAATTCGGATTGGTACGTTTCATTTGTCTCTATATCATCTACTATGTCTGGATACAGTAAATAGTTCTTATCCAAATATAAATTTAAATGAATAGTATCCATTGCTACTCATTTAACTAAAAATGTTTCTATATGCTTAATTGATTACTTCCTTTACCTTTGAAAATATTTTCTTTGAATGATGTTCAATAAAATCAACAAATCCTGCAGTTCCTTGTTGTAAAAATAATGCAATAACGAACGACCCTACACCTAGCACGTAAACATGAAACCAATGAGGAGGACACTCATCTAGACCAAATTTAGATGCTACACTACAATGCGTTTGATGAGAAAACAGCCCCCAAAATAGGGCATTTAATAAAAAGAATAGAAACAGTAACGTTTTTAACATTTATATACTATGAGTAGAAAATTATTGGAATTATTTTATACAACAATAATCCATATCTAATACAATAAAACAATAAATCAATAAACAACTTCGCTATTGTATCACCATCTAATTTTTATTGTCTCTTACCATATCTCTTGAAGGAAGTCCACCACGAATCCAGTTTTCATCGGCAGATTCTTCAATCAGGTTAGACGGATTGGCCACAGATTCTTCAACCGATGGAATCAACGGGTAATTGCTATATGTCATGTAAGACACTTCACTAGATGGATTCACACTTTTGCGGTTGGTGAAGGTATCCCCTTGTAACAATTGAGATTCCATATCAACGTTCGTCTTACCACGCCCTAAATAAGGTATCGTTAAATACTGTCTCTCTTGTAACACTAATTTATTTACAGGAGTTGTCTGTTCAGCACCGATACTGAGTTCCGAATTCTGATCAATATTACATCCACCGATCCCTACGCCATGGGAACCTTTGTAGAATACATTTGGTTGATTTAATGCAAACTGAATTGGTTTCTTCATATCACATTCATTCGCAAAATGATTTTCTAAAAGGTAATTACCGCTTTTCACATTCTGTATATCACTTTCGCTCAAAGTACAGGAATCATTACCAATACGACCCATGTTATTAAAGGTGTAATCACTTATATCTGCCATTCTATATAAAAAGAATATATATTATTTTTATAAATCATTAATAATTTATGTGTCTTGCATCTTTTTTCGCACAAGCAAATTCATTCCCTTCTTTACATGATGTCATTGTTCCATAACAAAAATCAGCAAAAGAAGCTTGGTCGTTGGGGATTTGGGTATTCGCATTCGTATGAAATGGAATCATTGATTCTTCAAACATATAATTATCTCCTAAATCGCGAAACAGTCGTTTATCGATATCTTTATTTGACACATTCACATCCTTTATCATTTTCTTTGTTGCGTTATTAATATCTTTGTTGATATCCTTCATATAAGCGGGTGGAGCAGACTTGCGTGTTGGATTGTCATGAATATCAGTTACTAAAACATTACCCATAGGGTTTGCTGCGTTCACTTTTTCGTAGTGCTTGTCGTATTTCTTCATTTTCTTTTGGACATCATCCACATTTTCCCTATACTTTGGCTTTGAAAGAAAACTCTCTTTCTCCACCCTTCTTGTATTTAAATAAAACAAAATATACACAATACCTATCGTAATAAATCCGGTTGCGAAAATCTTGAATGGTCGTCGTAATATTACTACGCCTAAAGTTGTTAAGAGAATGACAAGTCTGCTAATCGCATTTAACTTTTCATTGTATGACATTGAGTCTTTGGGCCAAAGTTGTAATATCTTATCATTTTTCATTAGAATTGTAGGATCATTAAACCAAAACGTTTCTTCACTCATTACCTATATATATAATCCATTATTTTTTCTCATCTACTACCTTATATATTTCATATTGTACATACGTTTAGTTGTCTACTTCTTGGACTTTTTCTTCTTCTTTGATTTTGCAACTGACCTTTGTGGTTTCTCTCCTGCGGAATATGTGGTGAACTCTAGTTCTTCAATTTCTTTTTCAGTCAATTGAACTTGATTTTCCTGTTGTTCCTGTTGTTTCTTTCTAATTTTCTCCAACATGGCTTCTTTCTGCTTCTGACGCTCTTCTAATTTCTGCTTCATTCTATCCCTCGTCTGGTTTTGTGCCATTGATTTTTGAAATGCATTCATGTTAAATTTACCTCCTTTTGGCATATTCATATTATTGAACATTTTCCCTAGATTATCCATTCCAGGCATATTTTTCATTTTATTCATTAGCTCAGAAGCCTCTTCCATCAACTCACTTTCCTTTATCTCTCCACTTTTTATCTTACTGTCTAATTTGCCACCAACTGTTTTTACTAAATTCATAATCGTTTGCGGATTCTTCATTAGTTTGCGAAAGACAGAGTCAATATTATCACCATCTTGCATATCCAGATTAAGAGACTTGGCTGTTTCTTCCGCTATTTCACTTGCCAACTTCCCAATTTTGCCTTCTAACATCTCTTGGATATGGTCGTGAATTGTTTCAGGCGAAGGGATGTCTTTGAATTGTTCTGTATTTTCTTCACTGCCTGATAAGTCTGACATATTCTCAAACATGTCTTGAATTCCATCCATTGTATTTGCCAATTTCTCTTTCAATTCATCCTCGTTGATTGCTTCAAATAGCTTCGCAGTGTCTCCGAAAGATGTTTTGTCTTCTAAATTGTTTACTGTAGAAAATAGAATGAGTTGTAAGTATTTCCATATCGTTTCCTTGGTATTCGACGACACTTCTGGTAAATTCCATAAATACCGGAAATCAATATTGGGTAAAAATTCACAATTGATCGCTGTATCCTTGAACATATCATCATTCTGATACAAAATATCAAAAAACCTTTCGGGTAAAACCTTCTGAATATGCTGCTCAATGTGAGTTATGTTCAATTCATTGTTGCAATGAAGATTGTCAATTTTTGATTGAATTTCAGGAAACGTCTGTGACAAATCAGTTAATAGATCTTGTACTACTTTGATCAATCTCTCGTTTGAATTCTTCTTCTCATTCTCATTACAACCATCATCGTTTGTATTATCGTGTACTTGTGAATCAGACATGTATATTTACAAGTACTTATTGAATGTTTAAATCAAAATCAATCCTATTATACTTCATGATACATGATAGATAATTTTGACAAATTTTGAATATATTTCATGGCTGTAGCCTGATCGTCCGTTGTCATCTCGCGTATGGAATCGCGCAATGACTCAATGCTCTTTAAAATTTTGTCTCCACTTTCGTAATTTGATAGATCACTTTGATAGTTCTTTTCAATAAAAAAGGAAGCATCGCCTCTATTGATTTCGTCCTTATATTGAATCGCTATACATTGATACCATGTACTCAAAATGAGCTTTGGATTCACTTTCCTTAACATTGTTAAACTATTGCGAGTATATGCTACCTGCGTACTATCCGGAAATATGCTATACACCGCGTCCAGAAATTCAGTGAACTGGTTATTGAATGCGGTCAAAAATGTTTTTTGTGAAGACATATAACAATACAACTATATTTTTCTAATTCATTTTCCCTAATTAATATCTTGACATTTGCATCTCTTTGTTTCGTTGTGATAGTAAGTTCTCCATAGAAACGCCATCCTTTTCGCCGATTTTATCAGGGATGTAATCATCTGGAGGGGTGAAAATTTGGTCATTACCATTAACAGTAACATAATTGTACATTTGACGAGTCCCGCCCGTTCCTTTGGCCTGTAAATCTTCTACACTTGTATCCAGAAAACTATAATTATCAGATAATACGCCTGTCATAGAACCTCCTAATGTAAACGCTGATGGCTCATCAGGTACGTTCATGAATGACGCAGGTGGACTATTGGACGCTTCTTGCATGGTATCATTTCTACCCCCAGAACTATTCAGTGTAGGTAATTGTTCCATTAATTGTGATTGGAAAAACTCGCTGATTTTCTCTCCGAAATAGATTTCATTATTTTGATTCAACAACAATAATGCGGGGACTTTACTAACATTCGGGGGCAGAAGAACCTTGTGTCCATTTTCCAAGTGAACATGAATCTTACCACTATTATCCTTACTTCGTTTATCTATACATACAAAATGAATGGCTTGTCGTGCAGAAGATTTTCCAAGCACTTGTAATAAAGATTTACAATTATCGCAGAAATTGCTATAATATAAGACACTGCTCATAATTCTTACTATTTACTATATACTTATATGTTTTTTATTATGTGTTTATAAATATTATAAAATACACATTCTGCAATAGATGTAAATAAAAATAAAAATTGAAATAGAAATGATTTAAGTTTTAAATATATAAATATCATATAATGGAACCTGAAATTATCGAGAAACGCGAATCCAATGGAATACTTCAGTTTACTCTTGGAAATGTAAATGTAAGTATTGCAAATGCATTGCGACGTATACTTCTGTCTGAGATTCCTGTCATCGTATTCAAAACTTCTCCTCATGATAAGAATGATGCTGTCATATTATTTAATAATACACGTATGAATAATGAGATTTTGAAACAACGTCTCAGCTGCATTCCAATTTATATCAACGATATTGAGAACTTTCCTCTTTCACAATATATTTTAGAAATAGACAAAGAAAATGATTCTGATATCATTCAATATGCCACTACGAAGGATTTTCAATTGAAAAATACAATGAATGGACAGTACTTGGCAGAACACGAAAGAGATAAAATATTCCCTCCGGACCCCATATCGAATCAGTATATTGACTTTGTTCGTCTACGCCCACAGATGAATACTATACAAAAAGAAAAAATTCACCTGACATGTAAATTGTCGATTTCAAATGCAAAAGAAGACGCTATGTTCAATGTCGTATCCACTTGTGCATATGGAAATACTAAAGATGAAGTTAAAATAGCTGAAGTATGGAGTAAGAAACATGAATCGCTAAAACAATCGGGTATGGCGGAAGATGAAATTGCATTCGAGAAAAAAAATTGGATGAGTCTTGATGCACAAAGGTATTCGGTACCAAACAGTTATAACTTTACAATTGAATCAATAGGAGTTTATTCAAATATGGATCTCTTTCACAAAGGATGTCAAATTCTTGTATCAAAATTTGAAAATTTCCGACAGAGTATTCAAAACGATGAAGTTATGATACATGAAGCACAAACTACCAATTCTAATTTTTACGACATTATATTAGAAAATGAAGATTACACTATGGGAAAGGTATTAGAATATCTTGCGTATAGAGATTACTTTGACAATGGTAAAATACTGAACTTTTGTGGCTTTCAAAAAATTCACCCACATGACGATTACAGTATTCTACGAGTTGGCTTGATTGAAGACACTGAAGAAACTAAAATCTTCAAGGGTGTGAAACATACCGATCGTATCAAAGGCATTTTAAATTCTGTATGTTCTTCTGCAGAAGCTATATTCAATCATATCAATACTCTCATATAAAAAAGTTTCTTATATTAAGAAATAAATGCTATCTACTTATACCTACTTATTACTACTAACCTGCTTACCTTCTTATACATTACTTTATTCGGTTTGTGCCACATCAATTGATGTATCTGCTTTTTTATTCTCTTTTGCGGTTCTCTCTTCAGAGTTTTTACGGTGATGGTAATTCATTGCAAACATCAAGACATTCGAGGGAAGACTATTGACATATTGTATGACCATATGTTTCGTAATACACATTTTGGTTAATTTATCTCCAGACTCATCAACATCGTGTAGATTTACACCTTTCAAATCATTCTTATAGAATTGATGTAGATTATACATATGAGTCCTATACTCAAAAGGATAATTCGTCAAAGTAGTCTTCGGTCCAAATTTTAATTTTGTAATGAAACAAGACACGTAATTATCATACAAATTCTGTGTAAACTCATGTATTTTCTCTTCATAAGCTTCTAACTCATCTGCATCATTTGGGAAATATCGCAAGTATTCTTGTACACGACGCTTTTTTCTGAGCTCCAAATACTGGAACTCTAATTTGGGATTATTACCACGCAATTGTCGTGCATGTTCAAATACCGGGTTTCGCAACTTTGTACGTTCCCCCGTCTCAACACAGCGAACGACGATACCCATGCTCTGGGTACCATGATTCACCTTCTCAACTTTGTCTTTTAGTTGCGCAGGTGTCGCGAAGAGTTCATTGTGGTATTTTATACTAATTTCCACAGTTGTTTCGTTGAACTGGTCTTGTAGATCATTTAAATTCGCGACGCGATGAATCGTATGCTCTGTATTATTAATTGCATATGCATCAATCAGCCATACCATAGGAGTAGAGAATGTATTGACTATTCTATTCTCAGGATGCACAAATACGAAACTATAACATAGGGACTTATCTAACATATCTTCTGTCAGGGAACAGTATGAACATGCATCCCAGAACATCTCGCGAAAGGAAGTTGTCATTTTCCCTTGCTTTTTGAAAAATGTTCCTGTCGCACTCATAATACCCTTTGTAGCTATCTCCCATGCTTCAAGAACGGGTTCCCAAAACATGTTTATCATCGTTCCTTCCACAAATTCTTCAATTGTGTAGGTATAGTCATTCGTGTGTGCTATGTTTTCGAATGAACTCAATGTATCTTCGCCAAAGTGGTCATTGATGAATTCATCATAAGGCACACTTTTACCAGGACCATACGCAACCAATGAACCACTTGGGTTGTAAATCAAAGAACGAAAAGGGCGAATATTTTTATTGGTTTTCAAATCAGTTTTTTTGTATTGAACAATGACATAAGGAGAATTTTTATAGGTAATTTTTTTGAATGACAAGGAAGGGTAAGACGACAATGAAGCTTCTTTACTTACTGTCTGGTTTTCCAACATCATTTTCACGTGAGCTGATATCTCACTGAGGGGGAGAGTATTATCGAAGACAACGGGATGCATATTGACTGAAGTCATTATTCTGTATTTTGTATATACATATAATGCTTTAATCACTTTCAATTTTTTTTGTTAAATGAAAAAAAATCTACTATCAATATAATATATGTCATACTCATTATTATTAGGAGACATTATCCGTATCCAAGCTCCAAAAAATAAGGATATAGACACGAACATATACTTAATTGATTATATTGACGATAAAAAAGTTTTATTACAATCTCCATCTTCTAATTATGAACTCACTATTCGTGACAATAGATTCACAGATGAGACCATTATTCAGCTTGAATTATTATATCGCAATGATAAAATAGGTTTCGTAGAACAAAATGATTACACTATTGGTAAATGGCTACATATATACTTTGCTGGACAATTCCCCTTTATTGTGACAGGTGAAATCACCAATATTGAAGAAGACGCGATTGAAGTAAAAACGCATCCACAAGATGAAATTATTTATATCGATTTTGCCTACAAAGGATTACCACAACACTTGTTTATTGAAAAAATAGTACTATTAGATGCATCACCTTTACATAATACTGATACGCAAAGTTCTATAGGTGATACTGATTTGAAAAATGATACCAACGATGACTTTGACGCAAATGTTTCCGCGACACAACAAAACGATGTTTCCAACAACACAGACACAATGACGGTCTCAAATGTTGAGAATGACGAGACCGATAACTTTATCGTGGAAGAAGACGATTTCCATCCAGACGAAGTTTTCGACATTCCACAAGAACCAATTGAAGTTCATTTAGAACAAGCTATGCAAACTATGGACGAAATAATATTGGGCGAAGAATTAGGATCCGTTGAACAATTCGAAAAGGTCGATTCATCACAACAGAGATATGGTATTGATCTTCAAACAAATGATTTATTGAATAGTATTTTATCATTGAGTTCTTCTAAACAGTCATTAGAGGTTCAAGCTAACGCACATGTCATTATTCAACGTTATAAAGAATTACGTGAATCATTCACCCAGTTTGATGAATTTAAGAACCCCGATGGAATAAAGCACAGAGGAGACAATTATAAACCACTTGTAAATAGTTTATTGTACTTACGAAACACCTTTCCATGGATTTTACCCATAGTATCACACAAAAGAAAGGTTTATAGCGTGGAAGGTGTTGGCGATGAGAGCGACTATCGTTCTGATTTTTCGGAAATGTCAATGAATGATGAGTTAGAACTCATTCAGAAACTAGGAATTAACAGCCAAGGGGAAGATGGACACTATAATGCATATATGTCAAATATCCAACGAATTTTCACACCTGTCCTTCCTCCTATGATGAATGATATGGAAAATTACTGGAACACACCACTACAATCTTCCTTTATGAATTGTATTGTGGAGAATACGGATAGATACACGTCAACTACGATATCTGATGCAAGGGGTGATCTTGTTCTCAACAACAAACAATTTATGATCGAAAATTATTTACGAGATGAAGTCTTATATGTGAAAGGTTTTATTGTTTTGCCATTCTCAGTTGCAAATACATACTCAAGTCAGGATTACTTACGGAACAAAATGTTTTTAAATAAGATAGAATTAGATGTCTTACAAACAGAACAAGTTTTCAAAAACCAAAGTATTCATAATATCTACGTACATGAAGATAGACCTCATACTATTGATTTTGAATTGTACGGTAAAAAACCGGTTCGATACGAATTTGAAAGTAATGTAGAATATACAAATAATTTGTTTCAAAACTTGTTCGAAAAAATGATACCCAACACAAGAGAGCTCATTATGAATTATCCAATGAACAATTATCCGTCATTCAACAGTGTAGTTGAACAACTTGAGGCATTTCATATTACCAGTGATGATGTAAGTTATAAAACATATGAAGTTATACAAAAAAAGGTTCTTGCTTTTCAACAGGAGTTACTAGCAAAGAGGAAGACGAATGATTTACTTTTTAAACAATATAAAACACGTGCAATGGATTTGCAAAAAGACGTATCGACACGTACTTCACATAAGGACGACAACATCGATATACAATATCAACATTACCAACATGAAAGTCGCACTGATATAAGTCAAAATGAAGAAAACCAAAACGAAAATAATTTCACAACACATGAACAATTATATCACATGACTGTTTCTGATGAAGGAAATGTTTTTCACATTGCCAACGCAATCAAGAATATTCCACTCATATCAGAACGAAATCTACAAGATACATTGAAATACTACGATGATAAATATAATAAATCCCTTCATTCGACCGATGACTGTGAGACAATCAATGTTTCCAAAAAATACTCAGGTGTTTCGGAACTGGAGCAAGATAACGAAAAAGAGATATACTATGACGCTAACTATGATGACACTGTCTACGATATAATGGATGTGTATAAATCAGAGGAGTCTAAAATGGAGAAGCAAGAATTTTTCTTGTTTTTAAAAGATAAACTTCAAAATGTGAATGGTCTTGACGAAATATTATCCGAAATCACGGCAGAATCGTTGATAGAAGGTAAACGTAAAGTACGTGAAAATGACGTTGCTTTCATTGAAAAATTTGATGAAGATGGTATCGAATATATTTACTTTCGTAGAAAAGAGAATGTATGGAAACAGGATGAACTGCTCACCAAAAAGCACAATAAAAATATGGCTATTATGATGAATGAAAAAACAAATGATCACAATGTGGGTAAGGAATTATGTAATACCAACACTGATTGTCTGAAAACCAACAATGATTGTGAAAATATGCATTCATTGTATACTGAAAAACAAAGAGAATTATTAAAACGAATGATACATGAATTTGAACACGAACACGTATTGAGAGAAGATAGAACTACCGCTGAAATGGAAAAAATATTTGAAAAGAAAAGGATGATGTTGAATAAAATAAAAATATTACGACAAAATGATAATAATAAATACGTGAAATTTGAAAAAATGTTAGCAGGTTATATTGATGAAGAATTGAATCAAGAATATTCACCTCATATAGATGTTTTCGATAGAATCATGAGAGAACAGGATATTTCTATTAAATATGATAATTTAATACGTTTTGCATTCAAGTATACACGAGAAGCGAGTGACACTGAATGCTCTGGGTGGAGATATTGTCTGGATACCAATTTGAAACTGATGCCAAATTTTCTTTATCTGCTTGCAATGAGCTATACCCAACAGAATGAATATCAACTGGAACTAAAACGTATCTGTAAATTGTATGGTAAAGCAAGTGATGACGGCGATTCATGGGTTGACAAGTACAGTGGTATGGTTATATGTATGAATGATTATAGTAATGCAGATACTTATGATGAAACGGGGCGTAAAGTTGTTCAGGATAAATTGGACGAGAAAGACGAATTCGATGAAGTGGTTGAATCAATGAACAAAGACGATAACAATGATGAGAGCGAGGAAGACGAAGATTTCATCTTTGAGGTGAATAATATGTTGGACAACGCTGAACAGAACCACGCTCAACCTAATTCGGAGAGTGAACGCATATACCTGAATTTGGATTTGTTATTACGAAAAATGTCAATTCATATGCGCAATCCAGAAAAAGAATTCATTGTATTCCATGTGTCTAATGTTTTCCAAACGCGCTTTGGGAATAAACAAATGAAGGATTCTAATAAAAGAAAAGTATATGTGCTATTGCTACTAGGTGTCACTCTTATTGCTTTACAGTTGTCAGATAAAGATTTTAAATCAAAACGCACTACACCAGGATGTATTCAAAGTTTCAAGGGATTCCCTTTATTCGATGAAGGAGATATGGAAGGTGTAGAATATCTATCATGTATTGCACACAACCTGAGTAGAGAGAAAAATAAAATGAGTATGTTTACAGAGTTTAAAAAGACAACACAAATACAAATTCAAAATACTGTCAAGCAAGCTATTGTTAATCACTTACTTATCAATGATGTACTTGTCCGTAAAATGAAACACAAGAGAAAACTCATGAATAATATAGACAAAGAAGAAAACAATCTCTCTTCTAGCTTTTCTCTCTTTTTGCCTCCATTAGAACCATTTGAAATGAAGATTGTATCTAATTTCACACCTGCCATCTTTGAAAATATGAAAGATCAGTTTCGTGCATCAGGAAACAAACAAAAAGACAAATTATATGGAGATATGTTGAAATCAAAAATAATCGAACTCAGCTACGGTGTTTTATATCTTATACAAAAGGTGTTGAACTCCAAGAAAGCAATCCTTAAGAACATACACGAAGAACCATTTATAGAGAATGCTTGTTGTAGTGCACTTATTTCAGAGCAATCAATCGCATACGATTACTTCAAAAAAGCTGACATGAACATTGAAAAATATCATGAAATGATAACTATTAATGCTAACGTCATGGAACGATTTATCAAGTTTCAAATGCCTACCATGTTATGGACGAAATATCAATTGCGAGTTCGTGATGACTTTCATTACACTGGCTTCCACGAGGAAACCATCTACAGAGTATTTTTACATTATTGTAAGTGGAACAAAAATAACCAGTCGTATAACAATCAGCGTGAACTAATAGACATATGTGGTGATGCCGAAGACATTTTTCATCTACACGACCCTATTCACATGAAAATCAAAAAGTTACAGGATGCAGGTAAATTATACAACAATGACATGTGCTTGATGGTAATGAAACGCATTGCGAAACGCAATCAATTCAATATATATTTGGATGACAATATGACTACATCTGTGGAGAGATTACGATCTTTCGTCAATACCCAAGATGGACAACATGTTACTCTGTTTTCACATCTCAAAACATTATTTGACAAGTATGAGTTGAGAACAAATGACAGAAATCGACTAAGTGATGTATTGCCACTTGAAACCTTTTTGAGTACAGAAAATAGCAACTACATTGTTAACATATTACAATTCTTGAAAGACGAATCATCACTTTCACAAAATGACTACAAATCTATTCAATCTACATTAAAGACCTTCATGAATTTTGATAAATCATTATATAATACATATAAGCATGAGAATACCCACATCGATTCAAATACATTACATAATATGGTTAAGTTTATCCAGAATATCACGAGAGAATTAATTTCAGTGATGCCTCATTACTTGAAAAATCATATCAAAACAAAAATGAAAAAACCCACTGGGAACCCAAATTATGATAGACTGTCTTCTACTCACAAAGACGATATATCTGAGTTCGTTGAGAAATATTTTGAAGCGTTTTCTTCTATTCAAATTGATAACGAATTAGGAATCTTCTTGACGGATGTGATGAAAGATTCTAAGGAAATCATCCATTTAATGAATATTACTCCAGTGTTGAATCCGTATATGAAAGCCTCGACAAATAATGCAATTGAACATCCCATTTTGAATGAATTGACAATTCAAGAGCTTTATAGATACTATCTGCTATTCACACTCAATAAACACATTGAACTATTGGACAACCTGTCTAACACACAACAAGAAGATGTCTATACACAGATGCGAGGGAATGTAGCTACATTGTTAAGTAAGTACATAATGCAAATTGAAAAATACAAGAAAAATGTAAATCATTCTTATGAAAGCATAATGAAGAAGGTATTACATTCCAGAGAAAAGGAAAAATCGTCCATGAGACAACGACTTGAAAATATGAATGAACATGAGCTTGAGGTTGAGAGATATAAGAAATTACATAAAATGGGTGTATGGAATAAAGGGCTACAAAAAGGCGTCTTCGCATATGATATAGACACATATGAGGCTGAACGTGCCGAACTTTCAGGGGAAAGTGATGTCTATGTGTCCATGGAAATAGATGAACAGAACAATATAGGACATTTACATGAAGATTATCAAGATGGGTTTGATCAAGATAGTGCAGATATTTAGTTTACAGGTAAATAATTATGTGTGTTAATAATAATATGAAATATTATCACACATTCATCAGGAAAAATATTACATCATTTGCCATAGTATTGTATTTCATTTGTTTTGTTGTCATTTATTATTCTAAACCATCCATTATGTTTAATGAAGATGGTTCTGTCAAGGAATTTGGGGTTGGCTATCGCAAAAAGACAGTTGTTCCTCTTTGGTTCGCACTTATTATAATAAGCGTACTTTCATATATGACCATTCAATATTACTTGCTTCTATCTAATTAGAATTAGAGGGATTTAATACTTTCATTGTTTTTGTATTTGAATCATTTTCATCATTTGCTGAGTCATTTACTTTTTCTTCTTCATCATCTTTAGTTATATTGTGTGGAATGCAGTCTACATTTGATAAATAATTATTATTGATAGATATAACCAGAACTCCCGTCAAAATATACCACATAAACAACGATACATCATCTTTTACAGAAACCCAATACTTGATGTTATTCATTATAGTTTTGAGTTGGACATTTACCTCATTCAATGGTTTTGAATTCATCATAGTATCGAGAAATCGATCTACATTAGATGGGACAATTTCGTTGAAAATGATAGATTGATTCGATGTAATTCGACGAATCATTTCCTCTTTTGATTTAGCGTTTCGCGAATCTGTTAATTCAAAGAATTGCAATAAATCTTTTGTTCCTCCCATCATCTTTACGACCAAATATCCAAATGTATTTGAAAATGGTGCTTTCCATCCCTCAAATATTTGTAAAACACCTACGACAAGAGAAAATACTATCAACCAAGTCAATGAAGAAAATAGTAAAGGTAGAGAAGCTTTCTTGATCGATGTACAGCGAGATGATACATACAAATAGCTATATAAAAACTGAGTGAGCAAAGTGAGTGTTGAATATGTATAAAAAAGATATATCACTAATTGGCTTCTATCATAGGAAATTAATGTTTGTTTGCCGATAAAGTAAATTAATGTGAACACTGAAAATGCAACAATTGATTGTGTAAAATAATCCATCAAATATATATATACAAATAGTATATTATGTTTCCTTTTTCTAAATCGTTAAATAGACCGACATTGATAGAACCAGGTATGCGTTATTTCATTAAAGAAACACTCAATAATTGTCATAAAATCAAAGAATCATATTACAATGGGATTTTCAATATTTGTATGTTATTTTTCATTGTAGGTATTATATTCCTTGTCCTTCTTGCAAAATATAAAGGGAAAATGAACTCTTATGAGAGAGAAGTAAAGAATAGAGAGAAGCAAGAATATATATTATCGAAAATTAAAAATTATCAAAATGCAAAACGTATTGAAAGTCAAGAACTAATCACGAATTTACCAAAATTCGATAATGAATACAAAATCATTCATCGTGAAATGTACAACTCGTATATTTGATATTTGATATTTGATATTTGATATTTGATATTTGATATTTGATATTGGTTTAGTTATGCCATTGAAAAATTAATAATCTCTTATCTTATAGTAGATGGACGACCACGTAGCAGAGGCAATAGATAAGTACTACCGACTCAAAATGTCTTACGAAACGACAAAAAACAAAAAATATTCAACATCAAATAAAAATAAGAAGAAAAGGAAGGAAACTGCACGCAAACCACCTTGTGTTGAATGTAAACGTGAAGTTGGAACAATTTTCACTAGAGACAAATCGAAACTTATAGCACATTGTGGCGACCAAGTGAACCCATGTGCATTTAAGTTGACGATAGAAAAGGGCAGCTATTACCCGTTCAAGACACACGCACAAGGAAATCATACCATACAAGGAGTTCTTGAAACTATCAAAATTGTCAAAACAAAAATTATGGAGTTAAAAATGCATCTACTTTTTAAAGTGAAAACAGAGGACGAAATCGTAGAAGAATTTGATAAACTAAACAAGGAATTAAACGAAGAACAAGAGCATTACTTAGCAAGATTACAAATGGTAGAGGAACTACAAGAATCAAGTTCTGCAGACACAAATGATACATTACGAACATTGTTCGATGACCGATCCACATTATTGAAGGAAATGGCTGCCTTGGAAGAAGAATTCAAAAAAAGCAAACATCATAAATTTCTAACCGAATATAATAGCATTTACTGTGGAAAATTGATGCCATTGATTTCACAAATACAGAAAGAACAATATCGGCATATGAATGTTGAAGTTGACGAAGAAACAAATATTCATCACTTACGACAATGCACAGAATTATTACAGTATACAGAGCAGGATAACGGTGAAGACCCTATGGTTATCGATGATATCGGTGGAAGAGATACTACACAGAAGAAAACTAATAAGAAGGATGATTTACAAAATGCGGATGCTGATGCTGCGGATGATGATGCTGCTGATGCTGCTGATGCTGCGGATGCTGATGCTGATGCTGATGAAGACACAAATGTATCATCATAGATAGACATAGAACGTCATATGGTTACGAATGTACATGAATGGAAATAAGAGATCATGATAAATAAATAAAATGTATTCAATGTATATAATGTTATCTAAATTCATTGACTGGAATATTTTTATTATAGCTTTTGCAGTGGGTATGTTTTTTGTATATACGATGGATACGCAGAAAAAAGTAATCGTCATACAACCTTCACTTGATAATCAGGACAAATTTCAGTTTAAAGATGGTGCTCAAAACTGCTTTCAATATCATGCAAGAGAAGTAAAATGTCCTTCAAACATTTCAGAACTGGGAACAATACAAGCACAAATGAAAGATGATGAAGATGTATAAGTTTCATTATGTGACGCTTTCAAATAATGAATCGATTATATTATATTTCGTACTTATATATGGACATCAAGTCAGTATTGAATTCTTTTCAAGGTAAATGTATAATGTCAATAATTTTAGGTCTAGGATTGTCTGCATTGTTTAGAAAAGCGTGTCAAAAACGTAGTTGTTTAAAATTTACCATGGGCAAAAAAGAAGACATTATAGACAAAACTTTCAAGTTCAATGAATCATGTTATCAGTTTGATTTACGTTCTGTAAAATGTGATACTAATAAAACAGTAATCAAAATATAGTTCATAGTTCATTCGTTTTATCTTTAATATTACACGTATTGTGTTAAAATCACTGCAATTAAGTGTATAGTAGGTATAAATGAATGGCACTACTAGTATAGATGATTTGCCGGGTACGCCTAATATACAAATGGAAGTTCAAGCCAAATCAAATCCTGATATGACACAATCAACATTAGACACTGCATCAATGAATGAGCTTGTATCAAATATCCAACAAGCAAGCTCATCTGGTTTACTTGACTTGCCAAATCGCGATGTTCCAATGAATACAGCTCCCATGACACAAGATGAACAAGTTAAACCTAATTACGTTCCAGAAACAAAAGACTATATCAAGGATTTCGAATCTAACGAGAATATCTTAAAGAAACACTTGAAAGAGGAGAATAAATCAGGCACTCTAGATGTTCTATTTCAAGAAACACACCTATTCATCATTTTAGGAGTGTTATATTTCTTCTTTCAAATGCCTATAATCAATAAAACAATGATGAAACATGTATCCTTCTGTTTTTTTCATGATGGAAATCTTAATTTCAAAGGATACATATATAAAACAGTAGGGTTCGTTGGGATATTCTATACCATTTGTCAAATACTACAATCAGTACAATAAACTAAAAAAGTATTTAAATATATTTTCTATGAGTATATTAGCCTTCATAGCTCAGTTGGTAGAGCATGCGCTTAGTAAGCGTAAGGTCGAGAGTTCAAACCTCTCTGAAGGCTGACAGGAGCATATACCACTTTTCATAAATCGAATTGTTTTCCATAATTGGCAATCAATTCGACACCTTTTTTCACCTTACGCGTTGTCTTCACCGGGACAGTTTCTCTACCAAATTGGGGATACGTTTTCGTACCCCTTGAAAATCGCACATTGCCCTTTTTACGCGTTCCTTTATTCGAATTGATGTATCTCCCTACAAAATTTAATTTATTTTGAGAATCCAAAAAACGTCTTGGACCAAGTTGTAATACGTACTTACTATTTTTATCTACTTGATTTGACACTTCTTTTGATGAATAATGAGCAACTGTTTTATTCTTCTTGACTGATTTTGTAGCAAATAATCCCTTACCAGCATTTGGTATTTCACTATTCTTCACTTGGACACCATAAATCATTTTCATATGCATCCAACAATAAGGATATTGTATACATGTTGTTCGACGACATCGCCTTCCGTATTTTGTTTTCGCATGACATTGATCACATTCTTTCATATAAATATAGTATATTATTTTGGCGGACATATCACTAAAGATGTTCACCACCACAGGAAGAAAGCATATTACTAAGGCATCTTGTTTGCATCAATCCTGCTTTTGATAAAATCTCCATTGTATTGAGTAATTCCAGGTTTGCACTTATATCAAGGTTGCCGTTTATCGTATGAACATTAAAATTCGAATCAGATGTTATTTTTGATTTCATCTCATGTATGAAATCATTATGATATTGGTCACATTTTTCGAGATACGTTAATTCTATGTTCTCCTCACCTTGGCGAGCTCGTATTTGAATACGGTTGAAACATACTTCTGGATTTGTCTTTATATAAATAAATGTTGTCTCTGGAATATCTTGTATGAACTCATCAAACCAAGCCATGTACAATTTATAATTCACCATCTCAATTTTGTCGTCTTCAAATAACATTTTAGCAAACACATATTTATCAGTGTATAAACTTCGTTCTGTAATTATAACTGAATGTGGGTTCGATTTCAGAGCCTTTCGTAGTTTTGATAAACGCGTAATATACGCCATTGTTTGGAATGAAAAGGCATATTTTGCTTGATTATCATAAAATTTCTCAATCATATTTTTCCCGTGTTCATCTGTTAATTTTGTCCACTCATCAACTGGTTCGTCAAGAAATATCAAGTTCTTATTGTTAACGCATTTTTCTTTTAATAATTTAACAAGAGTTGATTTCCCTGAGCCAATATTTCCTTCGATGCTGAAGATATGCGACATTCTATTAATATATTATTCATACAAGGATATTCACTAAATCAATTTTTATATAAAAAGAATTATGTTGTAATATACAAATCCCATCATGTACCATAAATTGAAAATCTGCGACGTTGCATTACGTGATGGAATACAAGGATTAAGAAATATATATTCGAAAAGCGACAAACTGAAAATACTGAATACCATTCAAAATGTATATAAACCACAATCAATCGAAATCGGAGCACTCGCTTCATCGAAATTAGTCCCTCAAATGAAAAATACAATTGATCTGTGGAGCGATGTGAAAAATACTGAATTGGCAAAACATACCAACTTATTTGTCCTTGTTTCTTCTCAAAAGTATCTGAAGAATGTCATTGATAACCACATCCAAAATATATCATTGCTAACCTCAGTTTCAGATGAATTTCAACGCAAAAATGTTAATCGTTCTTTAGAAGAAAGTAAAAAAGAAATAAATCAAATATTACATATAAAAGCACAGAAAGATAATAGTATTCGTTATGTCAAATTATACGTTTCATGTATCAACACATGTCCTATTGCTGGTAAATTTAGTAGTGATTATATAATACAAGAACTGAAACAGTACATTCGGCTACCGGGTATTGATGAAATATGTTTAAGCGATACATGTGGCTCACTTACCTTGCAAGAATTTGAATCAATCATTGAACCCTTGCTTATTGACGCAGATCCATCACGAATTAGTTTACATTTACATAGAAAAAATAGATACTGTACACAGGATATTTATCAAATTATTGATTATGCTATTATGAAGAATATATACAAATTTGATGTATCATATTTAGAGAACACCGGTGGTTGCCATATGACCCTTTCTGAAGGGTGCTTACCAAATAATCTGCATTATAATGACTTTGACCACAAAAATAATCCATACATCACTTACCTATGATAATCTTCCAATAAATACATGACAAATTATTTTTTTGTGTGTAGATATATTATATTCATATGAGTAAACGGATACTATCAATAGGTTCTCTTATAAATATAAACAATAATGTAGAAAAAACATATCAGGTAATTGGGTCTGGTGTAGGATCACGAAGTAGAGCGGTGCGTTCTGCAATGTGTAGACGTGCTGGTAATGATAATGCTCCGTGTATGACGCATAAATGCAAACCAGAAGAAATGTTCCTCTATGAACCTGAACCAGAGCCTGAACCTGAAGCCCCTCCCGAACCTGAACCGGAACCGGAACCGGAACCGGAACCTGAAGCCCCTCCTGAACCGGAGCCTGAACCGGAACCTGAACCAGAGCCTGAACCGGAACCTGAACCTGAGCCTCAGCCGGAACCTGAACCTGAACCGGAACCTGAGCCTGAACCGGAACCGGAACCTGAGCCTCAGCCAGAACCTGAACCTGAGCCCGAACCTGAACCCGAACCTGAGCCC